GGTTCGACCCATACAATGCAAGAGAGTTTGTAGAGAGATGGGAACGAGAGAACGGCCCATTCGGAATTGAGAAAGTAATTCAGGGTGCTAAAACCGAGTCAGTCCCATTGGGTGAATTGAAGAAACTTGCGGAAGAGCGAATGCTTTTGTTCGACGAGGATCTTATGACATTTGCCATGGGCAACTGTATCGCAATGGAAGATACAAACGGAAATAGGAAATTACTTAAGAAGCGTTATGACCAGAAGATCGATGCTGTCGCAGCTATGATGGACGGTTATGTCGCTTATAAATTGAATAAAGATGCTTTTGAATAGGAGGTGGTTTGTATGCCGAAATATATTAGAAAATTTTTTAGTGGCGGACGCATGCGGTATATCTATAAAGAACCACTTAAACAAGTTGGCGAAAAACGAAAAGTGACTGAGTATAAAAACGGTAAAGATTTACTCGATTCCACTGTCGAAACTACGTCGTCAAAACTTGGCGAAGGATATACGAGTCACGAGACTAAAACTATTAAAACTAGAGGACGGCTGTCTCAGTTAACAGATACTGCTGTTAATAAAGGGAAAGAATTTGTTAACAAAAAAGCTAGTAAAGTTAATCTGTATGATCTTAATTATAAAACTATACAGACTACAAAACTTTACAAACAAAAAGATGGATCAGTTATTACTAAGACATCTTTAGAACGTAGAGCTGGAAAACGAAAGCTAAAAAGCTTTAGATAGGCGGTGACTCATGGAGTTTACATTTGGTTCTAGACTCAAACATGCGTGGGATGCCTTTACGAATAAAGATCCAACACGTTATTATCGCGATCTTGGAGCCTCTTATTCGAATCGACCAGACCGTCCAAGACTTAGTCGAGGTAATGAGAGGTCTATTGCAACATCTGTATACAACAGAATTGCGTTAGATGCGGCAGCTATAAATATCAAACATTGTAAAATAGACGAGAATGGTAGATTAATAGAAGTCTTAGATACCAAACTTAATGATTGTTTGAATGTAGAAGCCAATCTCGATCAGACTGGTCGTGGATTTATTCAAGATGCGGTTCTTTCTATGTTGGATGAAGGGTGTGTGGCTATTGTTCCAACTGATACGACACTCGATCCTAAGACAACTGATGCGTATGATATTTTATCATTGCGTACCGCTAAAATTCTTGAATGGTTTCCGGCCCATGTGCGAGTAAAAATTTATAACGAGCAGACTGGTCATAAGGAGGAACTTATTCTTCCTAAGAAAATGGTCGCTATTATTGAAAATCCGTTATATGCGGTAATTAATGAACCTAATTCAACTATGCAGCGTCTTATAAGAAAATTAAATCTTCTCGACGCCATAGATGAACAAAGTGGTGCTGGAAAGTTAGATTTGATTATCCAGTTACCTTACACTATTAAATCAAATGCAAGACGTCAACAGGCTGAGGATCGGCGAAAGAGCATAGAAATGCAGTTAGCCGGTTCAAAGTATGGTATTGCTTACGCAGATGCCACTGAAAAAATAACTCAATTGAATCGTTCCGTTGATAACAATCTAATGAAACAGATTGAATACCTGACGAGTATGCTATACAGCCAGCTTGGTATTACTCAGAGTATATTAGATGGTACCGCGGATGAAAAGACGATGTTAAATTATTATACTCGTTCGATTGAGCCTATTATTGCAGCTATTGTTGACGAAATGAAAAGGAAATTCCTTTCAAAGACTGCTCGGTCACGATCGCAGTCGATCATGTTCTTTAGAGATCCATTTAAACTTGTTCCAGTCAATGATATGGCTGAAATCGCGGATAAGTTTACGAGAAATGAGATCATGACGTCGAATGAAATCAGGCAGTCGATAGGTATGAGACCATCAACCGATCCGAAAGCTGACGAACTTAGGAATAGTAACATTAGTCAACCGACGGAAAACGGAGTAGAGGAAATACCAATGAGCGATACGTCGGCCGAAGAAATTGAAGAAGGAGGAGGAAATCAAAATGGAGTTTGATTTTAGCGGATGGGCCACACGAGCCAATTTGCAATGTTCCGATGGGCGAATTATCCGACCTGACGCCTTCAAAGGTAATGACGGTCAGAAGGTTCCTCTAGTGTGGAATCACAAACATGGAGACCCTAATCAGGTTCTTGGACATGCTTTGTTAGAAAACAGAGGGGAAGATGGTGTTTATGCCTATTGTACATTTAATGAAACAGAATCTGGAAAGACGGCCAAACTTCTTGTTCAGCATGGGGATGTAGAATCATTATCTATCTACGCGAACCAGCTTAAACAGCAAGGACCAAATGTGATTCATGGTAATATTCGTGAAGTAAGTTTGGTATTAGCTGGAGCTAATCCCGGTGCTTTTATCGATTCTGATTCTATCAAGCATGGCGATGGCTCAGAAGAAGCTGGTGTTATCTACACCGGAGAGCCTATTAATTTAGCGCATTCCGAAGAGGATCTTAAAGAAGATTCCAAGGAAGAAACTAAAGAAGAAGTTAAGGAAGAGGGCACGGAAATTGCTCACGCAGATGGCGAAGACGACAAAACAGACGAATCTTCAAATGACAAGACCGTCGCTGACGTCATCGAAAGTATGACTGAAGAACAAAAAACTGTATTATTCGCTATGGTAGGCACCGCGCTTGAAGACGGTGATCAGGAAAGCGAAGAAGGAGGAAATGAAAACATGAAACATAACGTATTTGACAATGATGAAAGACAGGGGAATACGCTTAGTCATTCTGACATCGTTGATGCTCAGAGAGACATCATTGCAATGGCTAAACAACCTAATGTGGGTTCTTTGAAACACGCTATGGAGATTTTTGCTGAAGAATCCGATACTCTTCAGCATGGTATCGACGATATTGAATCTCTGTTTCCGGAATACCAACTTACTAATCCTGGCGCTCCGGAACTTCTCGAAAGAGACCAGACTTGGGTTGGCACAGTAATGAACGGCATTCATAAGTCGCCAATCAGCAGAATCAGAACAAGACAGGCTGACGCTAGAGCTGCTGAAATTAGAGCCAAAGGTTACAAGAAGGGCAATCAGAAGACGCTCTCCGCTAACCTGAAATTGATCAGCAGAACTACGGACCCTCAGACTGTGTACAGAAAAGATGAGTTACATAGAGATGACATCATCGACATCACTGAATTTGATGTAGTTGAATACCAGTATGGTATTATGCGTAGAAATCTTGAAGAAGATATTGCTATGGCTATTCTTATCGGTGATGGAAGAGAAGACGTTGATCCAGACAAGATTTCCGAAGATCACATCAGATCCATTTGGAATGATGACGAGCTGTATACAATTCATGCTGACGTTGATATTGAAGCAGCTAGAGCAGAACTTCAGGGTACCGATACTTCGAAGCATTTCGGCGATAACTATGTATATGCTGAAGCCATCGTAACAGCTGCTCTGTATGCTAGAGAAAAGTATAAAGGTTCTGGAAACCTTACGTTCTTCTGCACACCGCACTTACTGAATGTTATGTTGCTTGCTCGCGATTTCAATGGTAGAAGAATCTATGATTCGAAGACTGATTTGGCTGCTGCTCTTAACGTTGTGGGTATTCATACAGTTGAACAATTCGAAGGTAGAGAAAGAGAAACTAAAGATGGCGATAAGAAGAAACTTCTTGGTCTCTTTGTTAATCTTTCCGATTATCAGGTTGGTTCAACTAAGGGCGGAGAAATCACTAGATTTAACCAGTTTGATATCGACTTTAATAAAGAGAAATATTTACTGGAAACTAGACTCTCTGGTGCTTTAACTAAGGTTTACTCTGCTATTGCACTGGAAGAACCTGCAAATTTTTAGTAGACGTCTCCGTATCCCCTGTTGACGAAGGCGTCGATCTTCTTGGTAAAAACAGTGAAGATTTACAGACAGGGATCGTAGTGGGAAAAGATGCGATCACTGGTACGCTTAATTATGTAACCGGTTACACAGGCTTTAACGAATCTGTCGTTGAGGAACAGAGTGGTAACTACCTTGCTCTGAAGATGTCTCCGAAACCTACAAATGCTGTAACTACAGTTGAGATCGTAGGCGGAAAGAAAGGTCCGGTTCAGTTAGATGACGATTTAATGTTCGTAGGGCGTATCGCTAATACGAACCAGAAGATTAAAGTCGTAACTAAGGCTAACGGTAAGAGCGTGACTAAGACCTATGATCTGACAGGTCTCGCATTAGAATCTGAATAGGAGGAAAATTCAAAATGGCGAAATGGAGTGGAAAAGTAGGCTTTGAAACTACTCTCGAAACTGAGCCTGGTATATGGAAAGAGAAGATCATCGAAAAGCCATATTATGGTGACGTGATTCGGAACGCTCGTAGATTGGAATCTTCCGGGGTTATTAACGATAGTGTTAACATTTCAAATGAAATCAGTTTCGTAGCCGATCCATATGCCAGAGAGAATTTTCATACTATTCGTTACATTGAGTTTATGGGTACTAAATGGAAGGTTTCAAACATTGACGTTCAGTACCCTAGACTTGTTCTTAGTATAGGAGGGATATACAATGGCAAGCAGGCTTGAACTGCAGAGTAAATTGGAAGAATTACTCGGAAGTAGGAACGTGTACTATCAATCTCCAAAAGGAACAGTGATGAGATATCCGGCTATTGTTTACTCTCGAAAAAATATTCAAGTAAATCATGCCAATAACTCAATGTATAAGAAACGGAATTGCTATGAGCTTATCGTGATGGATAACGATCCAGACAATTTGGTTATTGAAACATTACTGGCGTTGCCGTATTGTTCTTTTGACCGAGAGTATAAAAGTGATAATCTCTATCATGATGTGCTTACTTTGTATTATTAACAAGGAGGAATATAATTATGCCTAAACTTGCATGGGACCAAACTGGCGAGCGTCTTTATGAAACCGGAGTTAAAATGGGTGTACTGTATCCTATGGTAAGCGGTGCGTACCCTAAGGGTGTCGTTTGGAACGGTTTGACTGCCGTTACTGAATCGCCATCCGGAGCAGAGGCTACTGCTTTGTATGCGGATGATATTAAGTACTTAAATCTTAGATCTAAAGAGGAATTTGGAGCTACTGTCGAAGCATACACATATCCTGACGAATTTGCAGAATGTGATGGCTCTGCTTCTCTTGTTGCCGGTGTCGTCATTGGCCAGCAGCCTCGTAAAACTTTCGGTCTTTGTTACCGTACTGTATTAGGTAACGATACTGAAAACGAAGATCATGGATATAAGCTGCATCTTGTATATGGCGCAACTGCTGCGCCGTCAGAAAAAGCATATGCTACGATCAACGATTCTCCAGAAGCTATCACGTTCTCTTGGGAATTATCAACAGTTCCGGTAGAAGTAGAAGGACACAATCCTACCGCTTCGCTTACTATCGACTCTACCAAAGCGGATCCTACCAAATTGGCGGCTCTCGAAGCCATTCTGTACGGTAGCGATGAAGCAGAAGCTAGACTCCCGTTACCGAACGAAATTGCTGAATTATTTAACACTGAAGGTTAAGTAATTATATAAGAAATTGACCCCGTTTAATTACG